GCTTGTTCAACTTCAGTCAGGGCACTTTCACGACGGCCCCAGCCACTGGTGCTGTAATCAGCATAGCCACCCTTGCTGGTCTTTTTGATGTTGAAATCCAGACCACGAACAAAGTCAGTGGGCAATTCTTCAATTTCAGGATCCATCAAGCTGGCCTTGATCACACTGAAAATTTGGGGACTGATCAGGAAACGACGAATAGGATTCTCAGGATTCTTGTCCTCGGTCAGGGGATTCTGACGAACAAAACCCTGGAACAAATAGGTACGCTTCTTCCAGTATTTGTTAGCGATTTCTTTCAGGCTTTCGTCCTTGTACCAGGTACGAACTTCAGCCAGTACAGGGCAGTTTTCGCCATACATTTCCATGCAGGGAACCTGTACAATGTATTCTTTGCCTTCAGTTCCAGCCTGACCCTTGATGCCCTGGAAAGGCAGTTTGATCATGGCCTTTTCAACCCAAAAGAATGAGTTGCTGGTGTCCCCGTCAGGGAGGAAACGCACAGTGGCTGATTGACCTTCTTGCATGTTCCAGTGTGGATACATGCCGTTGTCGCTCTGGGCCATGCCCTGATTTTGAGTGGTGCGAGTTTCTTGCGCTTGCAATTTAGCGCGGATTGCTGCTAGTGACATATTGTTTCTCCTTTATAAAAAATGCCAAAGTGTAGTATCAACTAAGTATCAAAGTGTAGTTCTCAAGGAGAGAACTGAGATACATCATCAAGTATACGCTACTTTTCAGATGTGTCAAGAGTACTTATTGCCCAGACCAGGCAAAAATAGTACAAGATTTTACGCAGTTTTACCAGCGGCTGGTATGACCCATCCACCTACGCATCTGTGCCATTTCACGATTGTGGGCACGGATTTCTTCTGGATCTGGTTGTGGTTGCAGACTGTCTGGTGTGCCTGGTATGGCACTCTGGCTGCTGCCACCAAAATAATCTGGATTGTCTGCTTCGGTCAAGCCACCCAGCACATTGTCCAAAATCTTTTTGATTCGCTTAGGTGCTTTGGCGTGTGGATACAAGTCCTGGATTATTTGCTGGCGTGTGGCGTCATCACCATCAGCATACATGTTGCGTATTTTACTGGCACTATCTACCTCTTGTCCTGCAATGGCAAAATCCACTTTGGGCACAATGTAAATGTAACCATGCTTACTCATGGGCTGTAGTGAACCTGGTTTGTATGGCTGGAAGTATCCGGGACTGCCGTCTTTCTTGGGGGCAAAATTAAAACGGTCACGGTCTTTTTCACTCACAGCAAACACAACCGCAGTGGTTTCAGGATCATAGTGGTCGGTGATTTCTCGGGCCTGATATGGACTACGAACTTGCACAAAGCGGCCACGTGGAACTCCACTCTGGTTGGCCAGAAATTCTTTGTCCTCGTAGCCAAATGGTCTTTCAGTTTTACTATCAGTGGCGGCCACGAACACTTCACTGTCAGGAAACTTCTTAGCCAGATGGTCAAACACACTGGCATGACCTAAATGGAATGGATGGAAGCCACCAGGATAGATCACCAGTGTTTCCAGGTTGTCTCCTTGTGCTTCGCTGACCTGCTGCTGACGGCTGGCCAAGTTCTGACGGGCAAAGCCCATGCGATTCACAAACTTGTAGCCATTGCTCACAAAACCTTCTTGTGTTTGTGTGCCATCTTGTAGATAACCCTGCACTGGACTGTTGGCTGCCGCACGATCCAGATCGTCAGTCACACTCTGCTTCAAATTGTAAATGTCAATCCAGAGTTGGAATGCTGCTTGAACTGCCTGACTGTTCTGTTGTAGGTATTCTGTGAGTTTGGCTCTCATGCGGTCGGTCATGGGACGTTGCATGAAGTATTCGTAGAAGCCATCAACCAGATTGTTCAGATTACCACCCACGATGCGGCGATTCAAGTATGTGGTAAACAGTTGCTCAAATGCTGAACGTGCTTGTGGTGCACCATTCATGAATTGTTGTACAACTGGTCCCAGACGAGCCACACTGTTCCGGGCCTTGGTCAACAAATTGCGATTGATTTGTATCTTGGGTTGCACTGGCATAGCACTGGGCACTATGGCCACATTGCTGTTGTTCTGTAGTCGGCCAATTGTGCCGTTTAGGCTGGTAGCATCATCAGTGCTGGTGGCATTGGGATCCAGATACTGATGTACTGCTATGCCTGCTTGTTTGTTTGTGAGCAATTTACCCACATCACTGTTCGCATCGACTGTGTATGTGATGCCATTGGGATTGGCTCGGAAACGATAGACACCATTTTGATCCTGTAGTGGCTGGCTAAACAGCAAGTCTCCCCAGTAGTAACCTGGACCAGCCTGGCTACTGGCACGTTCCAGGCCTGGCCAAATTTCTTGTACTATTTGAAGCAAACCTGTTCGTGCGGCATCACCACGGGACATTTCATACTGTGCCCAGGCCTCTGGACTATGCAGTTGTCGTGCTGCCGGATCACGCTTGTTGAACATGTGCTTGTCCATGATGGTGAACTTGCCATCAGGGCCGCGACCAAATATTAACGCAGGATATCCATCCCACTTGATGGTCACAGTTCGTGGATCACGGGCAGTGGCTTCGATGGCCTGAATGGCTCTGGCGCCAGCATCTGGTTGCAGGAACACATCATCTTCTGGATGTGGCAGGTGGCCTTTGGCCTCAAATAAGAATTGATATGCTCTCATCGTAAGTATTTACTGTATTGTTCACCCAGGATATTTTCAGCCAGTGTGTCTATTTGTTGTGCTAACTTACTTGGCAGGCGACTTTCTTTCATGTTGTCCAGTGGTAATCGTGCTTGAACAGGTTCTTGTGGTTCAGTAGGCTGCTGAGTGCGTGGTTTATTACTCGCAGGCGATAAATTACTGCCTTTAATTTTAGCAGGATCCAACCCCAAGTCATCATATTCAACATAAGGATACTGTGCAACTAGGATTTCCAATGATGTTCGCCACAAACGATTTTCATCCTCGACTGCGTAACGACCCACACGCACCAACCAATGGAATACACTCTGAAATATAGCATCTACTGCATCATCACGTGCGTAACGGCGTATGATGCGTCTTTTGTCAGGCTCTCTCTCCCATATTTGATAGTACAGGGGTGCCCATTTCATGGCATATTGGTACGCTATTCTTTGCTGTTCGGCCATTTCTTCAGGAGTCATTTGTACTTCTGATAAGATGTTCTCTCTGAGTTTTGACGGCAACACATTTAATCCTTGACCCTGTTGATTTTTTGGCTCTTGATCAAGTTCTTGTTCAGGTTGTTCTGGTTGGTCGGGCGGTAACTTTCCATCCACACTGGGAGTAGTTTTGGCTCCATTATCGCCATTTGGCTCTGGCAGTGGCAATTGTCCCTGGCCAAGCCTGCTCATTAATGATGAAGTAAAATCTTCTAAGTTATCCTTTTGTTGTGGCTCTACCAGTTTCATCTGTCTTGCTGGGGCTGTGCCTCCCAGGCTTTCAATTTCCTTGTCTTGTAGTAGGTCATGGTCTCTGATAGCATCTATAATTGTGTCTTGTTGCACATTTTTGCGTGTAGTCTCATCTCTAAATTTTTCCAGCTGATCTTCGAATTCTTTGTATTTGACCCCACTACGGCGTAAACTCTTTTCAAATCTACGCTCTTTGTTTTCTAAATCTTTGACTAGATTGTTAATTTTTTCAACTTGTTGTTCTGCTGTAGCACCAAGGCGTGCTCTGCTGGCTTCTGCTTGACCTACTAAGTTTTCTAAATCCCGCAATTGTTCTGCTTCTATCCTTTGGCTAGCATTGAGTTGTTGCAACCGCTCATTGAACTCAGCAAATTTTTCAGGATCGACACCTTTTTCTTGGAAATCTTTTATTTGACTCTCAACTTCGTTCTTTAACTTTTCATATTGCTCTGAACTAACTCCGGGTTTGGTTCGGAGTTGTTCAATCTGTGCCATTATCTCTTGAACTTCACGTGTATCTAGTTGTCGTTTTTCAACGTCTGCGCGAATATTGCCGCTTAAAGTTCTCAATCTATCTAGTTCGGCATCACTCTCAGCACTACGAGTTTCTAGATCCTGAAGTTCTTGGCTCATTTGCCCGACTTGTGAACGCAGTCGTTCATTATCTTGGCGTTGACGATTGATTACTTTGTTTTGATCTAGGTCACGGCGATCAAAATCATCAAGCTTATCTGCCAAGAATAAATTTAGGGCTTGTTCAGGACTACGATCACTGTATTTCCGTTGTGCCTGATACATGATATTTTTTTCAACAGGCAATGCTCGTTCAATACTGTCGGACTTTTTTTCTGCAATGGCCTCAGAAATAATATCTTGTGCCCAGTTATTAAATTCATTTAATTCACGCATGATTATTTCCTGCCGATCAATTGTAATATTCTGCCTAATTCATCTGCCTCTTGTAATTCAGGCATAGATTCTGGCTTTTTCATGTCAGACTTTGCAGCTGGGGGCGGAGGGGGCGGAGTATTAGCTGGTGTTGCTTTCATGTCATTACCACTGTTTTCAAGTTTATTCAAAACTTCATCATAAACAGGATTGTCACGGTGTTGTTCCATCCAGCCTATGATCACAGGTCTAGCATCATTGTCTGGATCTGCGGCAGCCGCCTGTCGTAATTCACTGTTCAGGCTTTCATCTTCGATGATATCAGCCAATTCACCAATAGCACTACTGGCATCAGCACCCACTGGCATGGGTTCGCTGTCTCTGCCCAATAATTCAACTAAATCTTGAACTTGACGACGAGTGGCTGGTTCTAATTCCTCTTGGATGATATTGTCAGCCCAACTTTCAAATTCATTTACTTCAGCCATTTCTTGAAGGCGAATGTTTAATTTACCCAGTACAGGAAATGCTCGCTCAATTCTGGGATCAACGGTACTCTGACTGAACATGCCGGCGTAATCTGGCTGCTCATCATCTTCCATGATGGCTGGTTGCCAGCTTTCAAAGTATTGATTGTATCCACGACCAGTTTGAAGTCTACGCATGGTTTCACGAAGATTGCCATAATGCTCAGTGGCTTCATTTACCACACGCCCTACACTTTCGTTGAACTGCTTGGTACGAGTGGCACGAACAAAACTACTGAGATTCTTGATATCTTCACACATTTCAGCAATATGGTTCCAGCGTTCATCACGATACTGACCACCCTCAACAATGTGACGGGCAAAAGCACGACCTTCGCTGGGCTTCAATGTGGGGCAAAGTAGCCGCTCACCCACTGCGTTTTCAACAAATATCTTGTCAATAACTCTATAACGCTTGTCATTTTCTT